GAGTTTTTAGCATCATTTTCATTTACAAAAATAGTAGGAGATGCCTTTGATGCGGTCACAGATAGTATAATACAGTTCTTTGCAAAAATTAAAGATACTATTAGTGATATAGGATTTGGTGGCATTATAAAAAATATTGGCGTTAGTATGTTAAAAATAGTTAAAAAAATAGCAACGTTTCCTCACGCAATTATGGCAGGCGGATTAGGTGCAATAGCTGCAGCGTTACCTGGTGGTAAAACACCTATGGAAGGATTTAAAGAAGGATTTAATAAAGTATTTAGTGCTGGTGATAGTGCATTAGATTCATTAAAAGCAAAAGCAGATGGAATGAATAAAGATGGTCAACTAATAAATGCTAAATCTGAAGAAGGTAAAGCATTAAGAGATGCAGCAATTTCTGGCCCTAGAATATCTGATGAAGAACTTGCAAGACGTGGAACTGTTATGTATGATATACAACAAAAAGCAGGTGATACTGTTAATGTTATAACAACTGCTACTAAAGATGCAGTATCAAGTGTTAATGGCGTTATAGCAAACGTTTACACATAAAAAAGGGGACCATTCAGTCCCCTTCGAAAATCAAATTTAATTAACTTTCTTTAGCTAGTTTAGCAAAGTAGCTTAAGGTGTCATCCTCATCAGAATTATTTTCTGCTGGTGGAAAGCTTGTATCAGCTGCTGCAACCGGTGCTGCTTCTGCTACTGGAGCTTGACTCATAGTTGATTCAACCGGAGCATGACCTGCATCAACACCAAGTACTTTATTAAGTTTCATACTTAGTTCATCATATGATTTATAATTAGCAGGGTCAACAAACTCGTTTAAGCTATAAAGACCATTATATACTTCTGTAAGTCTGGCTTCATCTCCTTCATGTAAAGCTGATGGTGAACTAAACTCTGATTTGTCATAGTTTACCCAACCTTCTACTTTTCTGATTTTGATTTTAAAGTCAGCGCCTTCCCAGAAATCATAAGGATTTACAGGTTGTTCATCTGCAAATTGTGGTTGCATTACATCCATGATTTTATCAAAGATTTTTTTACCAAATTTGTAAAGAAATACCTTTCCTTCATTTTGAGGATTGCTTGGGTCGGAAACAACCAACACATTACTTACATAATGTAATCTTCTTTTTCTTTCCCTTGCAACAGCTTTATCTTCATCTCTACCAGTATTCCATAGAACTGAATTTGCTTCCGATACTGGGTCATCTTGTCCAATGGAAGTCAATGAGTTTTCGATATACCATAAGCCAGTAGGACCTTTAAATCCGTGGTCCCAATATCTTACCCAAGGAAGGTCTTCACCTTCTTTTGCAGGTAAGAATCTGATTACGGCATAACCATTTCCCGCTTTATCTCTAGTAGGTTTCCAGAATCTGTCATCCGCATAGGAATTAGTTTCCGGTTTTGCTGTTGATACTGCTTCTGCTGCTTTTACGAGTTTATCGATTGATGAGCCTCGCATGCTCTTTAGATTTTCTAGTGACATATATTTCTCCTGTATTTACACTGTATTACTGAATTATCCACTTTATTCATTATATAATATATTATACCACATTATGCGGTATTTGTAAAGGTTGTTTTTAATAAATTTAAACATTTATCTCTATCAAACTTTACGAAAGGTTTGTATTTCATTATCTTACGATAGATATCTGGCCAAATAATTGTATCAGCTATCTTCTTATTTTCACGTTCTACAAACCCAAGTATTGAATCCAAGATTACGATTGTTTCCAATAGTATTTCTTCTTGAAGCCAAAGCTTTACTATCAATGGATGACTATTATCTTCTGCTTCTAGAAGAGAATCAAATGATACATCCATATCGTTTAGTTTATTTATATCGTTTTGAAACCTATATGTTAAAGATTCCATTACTTTTTTATGCTCTCTATAATATCTTTCTCCACCTTCATTTAGCATATCACCGACATACTTTACATCATTTTTAAAGTTAGCAACATAGAATTCTTTTAATTCAGATTCATATGTCTTTGCTAACTTGGCAAAGAAAAACTTATCCTTTCGTTTAAAGAAAGATTGAGGCGATACGTTTGATTTAAAATTATATTTAACTGCATCATAGTTAGTTTCAAAATGTAACTTTAATGCATTATATAGTTTATATGATTCAAACGGGTCATTCATATAGGAAGCTTATTTCCTTTTTTAACTTTAATAAGATTGAGACTTGCTGCTTCTTCCTCTATCTTTTGTTTTAAAGAATCAGTTAAAAGCTTTTTCATATTCTTATAGTCCATACCTCTTTGCTCAATAACATAAGCAGCTGCATCGATATAAGACATTTTATTATTATTCACAAGATGTTCTACCGCAGTAGAGAATCTTTTACGAGTCATAATCTTTTGGTCTATTGGATTATCCGACAAAGTCATCTCCTTCATCCCATGAGCAGCCTGTAAGTCCGCCTGCTTGTAATGCCTTTAAAGTTCTTAATACCTCTTGTGCATTTCTACCTGTGTCTAATGCATTTACTGACACATGTTGTATAGTTCTATCTCTATCAAAAATAAAAGTAGCTCTATAAGGTACACCTTCATCGCCATTTACAATACCTAAAGTATGTGATAGACCTAATCCACAATCTGCTGCAAGTGTATGATTAATACTTCCTATTGCATTGTTCTCCTGTTTCCATGCTAATTTACAGAACTCATTGTCTCCACTGATTCCTACTACATTTGCATGTTCAACTAAACAATCCATTGCTGCAATTTCTGTTGGACAAATAAAAGTAAAGTCCTTTGGATAGAAATAAACGACAGACCAATCTTTTTTAAGAGGTTCATATCCTTCATATATATTTACTCTCACAAATTCATTTTTTTCATTGATTCCCTGCAGTGAGAAAGCTGGAAATTTATCTCCTACTGATAGCATATTATCCTCCTAAAATACTCTCATTAAAATACAGTCAGCATTTATTCTGCCTGTGGGTTTATTAATTTTTGTTGTAATACTATCCCAAATCTTTTCAATTTGCTTTTCAGTCTTATTGAGAATCATTGGTAGTACTTCATCAGGTTTTCTTAAAGTTGCTTGTCTAGACTCTTTATCAAAGTTTTTAATACTTGTACCACTTATTTCAAACCCTGATGTTGCACTTGTTACGTACTCAATCAATTTTCTATTCTTACGATTATATACGTAAAGTTTGTTTTTAGTAGGTACTAATATTGGATTAATAGATGTTAATTTAACATCAATATCTTCTTCACAATATTTTAGTTTAGCTACTTGAGCATCTGATGATTTTGGTTTTTTAGCTCTAGGTATTCTAGCAGCTTTAAAAGAATCTCTTAATCTTTCAAGGTCAGCAAATATTTCTTCAAATTGTTTTAATATTTTTCTTTTCTCACCTTTACTAAAGTGTGAATATGCTTCAATGCATTGGTCGCATGTTCTATCATAAGCTTCTTTAATATTATTGTATTCGTCTTCTATGACTCTTTTAAATATATTAATTGCATTACCTTTTAAGCCATGCATTTTAAATCTATTATACGCACCAAGCTTTTGTTTAAAGTCACTTTCTAACCAACCTTCAACTATAATAGAATCAAAGTCATGATAAATAGTTTCCATTACTTTTCTTCTTGTTCTTTCTGCTGGTGTTATAACTACAATATTTGCTTTCTTTGCTTCTTCAACTTTCTTTTCTTTAAGACCTAGCTTATACATTTCATCAACAAAACTTTTTATTTCATTAATAGATTTTTCATCATACTGCCAACCTCTATACAATAACTTAATTGGTTTATTTACTTTCATAAATCTCCAGGCTGGTAATCTTTTTAATACTGAAAGTTTCTTTTTATTATACTTACAATACTCAGTTGCAAACTGATATGTTGTTGGCATATAGTCTTTTGATTTATAAAAATAATTATACCAATGAGCTGCTTTTGTCCAGGCTGAACTGGTAAATTCTGACTCAGGTGTAAATATTGGTTCAACTCCTAGATACTTTTCATCTAAACTTGGACCTCTTTTTCTTTTTCTAACTGCCATATTTCTCCTTTTTAGTTTTATTATAACACATTTTTTAGTAAATGTACACTGTTAAGTTGGCCAAGTCTCCGCGGGTGATAAGGAGTTGCGTTGATAAGACTTGACCGTTGATTAATTCTTTTCTCCATTAATGTAATTTTCTGCAGCATCTTCTGCAAAAGATTCACCTTCACCTTCATAAACTTCTGTATAGTCATAATCTTTATTATCATAAAACTCACAACCCCACTCGCCGTCTCCTCTTTTAAAGACTTCAGCTTTTCTTTTTGTATCATCATTCCAAAATGATGAAATATAATCATAAGTGTATTCTTTAGTTTGCTTTTGTTTATTTTCAATTAATGTATCGATTTTAGATTCGATATCATCTAGTCTTGACATTACGTCATCAAAATTATAATAACTCATTGTTTCTCCTTAGTTATTTCTTGTATGATATAAACTATTCCATTACATAACATACAAAATATTATAAAATATAAAAAGTATTCCATTAATCTTTTTCCCAAGGCAATGGAATATCTTTACCTTTTTTTTGTTCTTCATAAACATGTGCTGACATATATGCGAACCATGCCGCACCTATCATTATTAATACAGTAAATATTGTATTCATTAGTTTCTCCTCATCTTACTGATATCCTCAGCTTCTTGTTGTGAAATGACTGGAACTGCATTTGACTTATGCATTGTTGCAATACCTTTTACTAAAGTGCCGGTATATTTCATAGTTTCTTTTTTACTAGTATCAGCCTTTGGATAGTTACCACTTTCCATATATTCTTCCATAACTGATTTATATTGTGCAGCTTGTTGTGCTCTTAGCTTATCAAGAGAAGATACTTCAATAGTCATTGGTTTAAATTCAACAGGCTTTTTCTTTACTCTGTTAGAAGCATGCTTCTTTCTTTTTCTGCCGTGAATGTCATATCTCAATGAACCCATATAAAAATTAGTAGCCCCCATTATTTTGGACCACCATTATGACCAATCATGGTCTTTTGTTTTTGCTTTTCTCTCCATGCAAGGAAGTGAATTGCCACTTCTCTGGTTGAGTGAGTTAGAGTACTCACTGGACTTCTTTTAGTTTTTTTCATAATCTTTTAATTTGCCTCAATATATTATCGACTTCAGGGTCATTAAGATGACCTATAACATCGTGCGTAATAGGAGTTGAATAACAAAGTTGTCCTTCGTGTAATACTGCAACTTCCCATTGTCCTTTTACATAGCCATATGAACCTTTATGCTGAATAACGCTTGCGCCATATCCATTGGGAAACTTATATACTTTTTGTATACCTCCCATCATTCTATTTTTTTCGATTAAATATTTGTTCATAATGTATATTATACCATAGTTTTATGTAAATGTAAAGGATTATTTTAGTTATTTTGATTGAATGATTGTATAAGGGCATCTCCCTTAAGTTCATATTTGTCAAAGATAAAAGTTTCTCCTGTAGTAAGTTTACGCTCTATTCTACCTGAATTGTATTCTATATCAGTTACGCTTTTTCCATTTGTATCTTCAGGTCTATCGTCATAATACATACTTGATACACTATGGGCATGTATTGCTTTTACTTTACTTGCCCAATCCTCTGCTGCAAGCTTTTGTCTTTGTTTTTCTACTACTTCGTCGTATTGGCCCATTGTCCTTTTTCTCCTCTTTCTGCAAGTTTAATAAGTTGTCTATGTTTCATATCCCATAGTAATTTAAAATCTGGGTCTTGAGCTCTATCTCTAGCATTTTGTAATGCAATGGCTCTTTGATGTCCTTTATCCATTAGTTCCACTCCGAGTCTAGTTTAGAAGCTTGATATGCGTCCATATAAGAAGTATCTTCAAGATATCTTGATATGTCTTTTTCGCTATGATACATATTTTCTTCTTTGAAACAGTCTAAACCGCCTGGTGATTGTTTACCAGCCTTTTTAACTTGCTTAGTTAATTTAGATTGCTCTTTGATAATTGATTTTCTTGCATCAAGCTTAGCAATTATTTCTTGCATATCTTTTTCTTCTTTATACTGATTAAGCTCAGCTTTTAGTAAATCAAATGCTTTACTCATAGTATTTCTCCTTCAATTAAATTTTTATTTGAGAATCCGCCACCAAATGGTGCGTACTCTAATTTTGTAACATGACATTGATTGTCATATTGCTTTCTTTGTTTGCCTTGTACATATCCAGCAAGCGACTTTGCTTTTGCTTCGTCTTCTGCATATATGTATGACTCTGTTGTGATTAAAAATCTTTCCATAATTTACTCCTTAAAATACTATTTCTCTTGTTATTTCTGACTCAACTGGTGCATTCAGTTCGAACCATTCACCTAACTCTTTTTTACTTACAAAGTCACCATCTTCCATGAGGTATTCATCTTTGTAATTTGCACGTTTTGTATTTGACATATCACCAGTCCATGTTT